GCCACCAAACATTTCTCCAGATTGAGCCCAAGCAATTGTTCTAAACTTAGGTTGATATTTGCTGACTTCATCTATAAACTCAAGCATAGCCTCACAACAAATATCAAAATCTCTCTGTATCATTACAGCACGAAGAGAAGGTCCATCTGGTACTCTATATGTAAATGGAAAATAGTCGTCTTCAAACTCTGCAAAATATTTTAATCCGAGCTTTCTTGCTATATCATTACAGACATTTCTAGCAAAAACTACAACATTCTTTTCTTTAAAGTTATCCATTATGTCAAACTTTTTAGCTGCTTCTGTCTTGCTAAAAACTACTATATGGTCTTCTCCAAACTTTTCTTTATAACCATCTATAGTTTTGTCTTCATCATCTAATATTATATAATACTTGCCTGTATAACCTTGCCTTTTTAATGTATTAACTGTAAACATTCTATCAGGCCTACCATTAGCAAGTATAAATATAGCAAAATTATCTCTAACCATTACTCTTTATTGCTCCTAAAGGATAAACTACACCATCAATACTTTCACAATATAATACAGTTTTTCCATCTACAATATCAGTAAAGTAGCATTCTACGTGAGGTGTGAGCTTAGAAATATCTATTGTTTTTCCATTTTCAAGTTCAAATATATTACTCATTGTCTTCTATATATCTTCCTACTACCCTATCTTTAACATAAGTACTACTGAAAATATGCTTTCTTGAAAGATAATAAATCTCTTTACCAGCTTCTTCAACTACTGTATCATTTTCCCATCTCATACCTTTATGGTCTTCACCAAGAAAATAAATATCAAAATCAAGGCTTTGTATAAGATTTTTGCAGTCATTTAAATCATAATAAGGTATGACTTCATCTACATACTTGCAAGCTCTTAACTGCATATATCTTTCATAGATAGTTTGTACAGGTTCTTTATAATTAGGGCAACAATGAAGGCCTACTATAAGATAATCACAATGTTTTTTAGCTTCTTCTATTGCTAAAATATGACCTGTATGCAATACATCAAACACACCAGGATAAAAACCCTTTTTCATCTTAAACTCTCCTTTACTATTGTTAGATTTATTATACATTACACCACTAGATCTGTAAACTATTTTTGGCTCTAACAAAGGTTTTTGATTAGGATACTTTAGATAACTAGCATTATCTATAACAGTTGTATAATAGGCCTCATTAATAGGTTTGTCAGGTGGATCTAAATAAAACTTAGCCATTTTAGTAGTGCCACTGTGTGATACAATTAACACATTTTTATCTTTATACTTATCTATAATCTCGTCTATTACTGATTTTACTCTCGTGTAAAAATCAGACAAACTTTCAACATTAAATCTGTCTAAAGCTTCTTGAGTTTCATAAGTACAAAGTGTTTGACTTGATATTGCAAGCTCACCTTCAAGGTCACCAAGTTTTAATTCTACAAGTCTGCTATCATAAATGATTTTGGTGTTGGGGTGATACTTAAGAATCTGCATAGCTGTAGTTACTGCTCTTTCTAATGGAGAACAAAAACATACATCAAAATGCTCAAATTTAAGCTTTTCAGCCAATGCTTGAACTTGTTTTAAACCTGTAGAATTAAGTGGCACATCTACCCCACCACCTTGTATTACACCTTGACGATTTAAATGTGTTTCACCATGTCTTACTAAAAATAAGTTACCAGCCATAAATTATTCTTTGCCTTCTGCTATATTTCTTTCTTCCAGAGCCTGTTTACCCATTTCTGTAAGCTTGTTTTCAAGCTTAACAAGACCATTAGCCAGTGCATCATTAAAATCTATAATAACCATAGCAGAATGCTCAAGCAATTCCTGCATCTCTTTACTTGCGTGAACATAATAATCTGCTACTTTAGAATAATTAAACACTATATGTCTTGTAGCTGCTAATCTTAAAAACCTTTTCTCCTCATCGGGGAGTGAAGATTCGTTTATTTCAATAACTAAATCTTCATACTTCCTTGTGTCCATCATTTCAGATATAGAAGGACAATAATCTGATGGCTCATACTGAGGAATCTGAACCTTAGTAGTATACTTAGTTTGTTCTTCAACTACTTCAGGTTCTTCGATAAATTCTTCATCATCAAAAAATAAACTATCTGACATTTATGCTACCACCTTCTGTTCAGGAATAATATCACTAATGTTGGCTTTCTTTACAACTACTGCTTTATTATCTCCAAAGTTCACAGTAATATATTCATCTTCACAACCATCTATTATAAGTTTAAAGTTGTTAAGATTTACTATCATACTATAAGAAGCTAATGCTTCACATTCATTATTGAATACTACTTCTTCCTTATTATCTTTCTTGTTATCATAAATAGTGACTTTCTGGTTATCAAATTCAAATACACCATAAACACTATCATCATTAAACAGCAATATTCTCTGAATAGCAGCAAGGAAATTATCCTTATTAATTACAACAGAATAATTATATGTCTTATCTGCCATACCTCTAATTGCAGATACAGGAACACCTGTTACAAGACTTGAGTCAGAAAGTTTAGCAGAAAGAATAATATTATCTGTTGCAAACCTAACTTTTGTCTGTACTATATCTTCTGTAAGTGCATCTTGACCCATTGTAAAATTTACTTTTGTGTCAGGCTTAAACAACTTAAACAGTTTAACAACCTTGTCACTAAGAAGTATCTTAATAGGTTTCTCAAGTTCAAATGAGTTTACACAAGCACCAGAAGTAAATGTAATAGCACCCTTCTCATCAACATAATAATATTTCTGTACAGGTTTTACAATTGTACCTCTAAGAAGTTCCTTACTATTGTAATTAGCAATACTATGAAGAATAGTACTATTTATAGACATAGTATTAGTTACATTATCAATATTAATCTTAGGGAGTTCAAGCATCTTATCATTATTATAAATCATAGGAAGCTTGTACAACCCATTAGCCTTTACCTTAATATTATTACTTTCCTTTGTAATCTCAATTGTATCTGTTGTGAGTTTTGAGATAAGATTAAGGAATAAGCTAGCATTTACAGCTGCACTAAACTGTTCATCTGAACCAAGTGTAAATTTTGCAGTCAGATAATACTCTCTGTTTGTAATATTCAAATCAAGATTATTACCTTCTGCTTTAAGTTCAAGTGTTTCTGTAAAAAGAGAACTTTCTTTGTTATCAATAGCTGCTAATACTGTTTTGCATACTTCTTTAAAATCTTTTGTTTGTAAAATCAAGGTCTATATTCTCCTTTCATTATGTTTAAAATAATTATACCACATTATAATATACAAGTAAACTTGTTAAATATCCTCATTAACATTACAAATATATTTATCTTCACACATTAATTCTACATATTTAGGCTTTATCATAGAATACATCTCTTTTATTTTAATTAATGCTTCTTCTTTAGAAAGTTTACTACAAAGTTTATTATAATCCTTTAGCACTTCTGCAGAAGCTTCATCTTCATACCATCTTGAAACTTCATAAGGGTCAACTTTCCAAACAACATTACCACATTTAATTTTTGCGGCTTCAACCATTAAATCAGATACTCTTTTAGCTACTTTATCTGAATTTTCTTTAGGACACTGTCCAAATACCTCATCGTGTACGGTTACAAGAAGTTCAAAACCTAATTTTTTAAGTTCCTCATCTTCGTGTATCATTATCATAGCTTTCTTTGTCATTGAAGCACTTGAACCTTGTATTCTAGCATTTAAACATTGTCTTAATGCTCTGTTAATATAACCACCATTACTCTTTATTTCTAAGCCATCTTTTTTAGCTTGTTCTATAATGGCATTTCTATCTTTAGCCCACCTTGCTTTACTTAATTTATTTTTATAATCAGAAATTAAAGCCTGTGTTCTTGTATCAATATGCTTTACAGAATCCATTAATGGGTTAAAATCATAATCTACACCAGCAACATTAAATTCATACTCAGGTAACTGACCATCTGGAATATGTCTTCTTCTACCAAATATATCTGTTATATAACCTTTCTCTTTAAGCATCTGTTGAGATTCTTCAGTATACTTTTTAACACCTGTAAACCCTTTATAAAATTCATCAATGATTGCTTGAGCTTCAGGTACTGTAGAACCTATTCTTTCTGCAAGTGTAGTTACACCCATACCATAGTTTAAGCCTAATAATAATGTCTTAGCTCTACTTCTCCTTGCTTTACCTTCTGGTTGAAGTTCGTGAGTTATCGGATTAAATTCAAGGCAATTTTCATAAGAAGTTTTAAAAGCTAAAGCACCAATCTGAGCATATAAATCTTTACCTGCTTCATATGCTTTTATCATTTCCTTATCATTAGCTGCAGATGCTAATACTCTAACTTCTTGACCTGAAAAGTCACCACCTACTAAAGAATAACCTTTAGGAGCTCTAAACATCATTCTTACTGTTTTATCGTGAGATGGAATATTTTGAAGATTTGGATCTGAAGAACTAAATCTACCTGTCTGTGTTCCACACTGATTAAATCTAGCATGAACTCTACCATCTTTCTGTATAATTTGTGGCATCTTATCTATAAAGGTATTTATAAGAATATCAATACCTCTTTTTTCAACCAATAATTCACAAATATGATATTTATTAGAAAGTTCTTCAAGAATTTCTGCAGAAGTACCTCGAGGAGACTTCTTATCAATTACTGGAGCTTTCAGTATATCATACAGTAAAATTGCCATTTGTGTAGGACTACCTAAATCTATTGGGTCAGATAACTGTTGATTTTTTGACTTTCCTATACCAGATTTACTCTTTGATTTTTGTGGTGCATTTGCTTCAGGTGTTAATCTCCACTGATTAATTAATGGAGCTAAATGTTCAAGTTCTGCATCTATTCTTACCTGAACTTCATCTAACTTATTATGATATACACTAGATAATTTTTTTGCATACTCTGTATCAATTTCAACACCAGTTAATTCCATATCAACTATAACATCAATGATTGGAATTTCTATAGTTTGAAATAGCTCATATACATCTTTCATATCTGGCTTTCTAAACTCTGACCTTTGATACTCAAAGAGTTTGTAAGTCATATAGGAATCTGTAGCTGCATATAAAGCAAATAATTCAGGGTCGAATATACTATAAGGTAAACCTTTAAATAAATGTTCTATATTATATTTATCCTGTTCTGGGTTAATATGAATTTTAAACTGTTCCTTTAAAGATTTATGCTCATTCTCATTTAACAACTGTGCAGCCACCATTGTGTCCCAATCAGCTTTCATTTTAATACCACAAGTTGTTTTTATAACTTCTATATCAAAAGTTGCATTATGATATATTTCAAATACATTTGCATCTAATATTCTTTGAAGCTGAACTCTAATTTGTTCTTCAGTTATCTGCCAACTTAATTTTTCATTAGTAAACCTATTAATATGATTTACTGGAACATATGCATTTTTCTGACCAGGTGTATATAGACATAAGCCCATTATATTACAGTCAAATGTATTAAGAGAACCATAACCATCTTTATCACCTGTTTCTGTATCTATAGCTATAACACCATTATCTATAGCTGCATCTATATACTTAGAAAAAGCATCTATATCCTTTATTACTTGAGTATCATCTGCATAATGCCCTAAAATATTATGAACATCATTTGTAATTGCCTCAAGTTTATCTTCAATAGATACTGTTTTTGATTTTATTAACTTTTCAGTTGAAACAGGTTTAATTTCCTTAGGTTTTCTTGCCTTTTCAATTATCTGTTTAGTTTGTTCTTCTTCTTGTATGGAGAACTCCTCTCCCCAAAGTGAATCTAATGTCATATAACATCTCCTTTATTTGGATATATTATAATATACTAAAAAAGAGAAGTAAACTATTTTTTACTTCTCCCTTTATAATTTAAATTGTTCAATTAAGTATTTGAAGTTAGTTATCTCCCAACAGAAAAGAATGATTATTTATATGCTCCTTATAATTTTCTTTAATATTTTCTATAGCCATTAAAGCTTTATTATTAGGAAAATCAGGGTGGTCCTTACAAAAGTCTTCATAAAAATCTATATCATCAAGCATAGATTCATAATGTTCTTTTGAATGTGCTCTCCCACGGAAAATTTCATCACTAAATATTAATATTCTTTGACGACACTGTTTAGCCTTTTCAGTTTCTTCATCTTGTATATGTTTTTCAAGCTTAGTGTCTACCTTTTTAATTTCCTCAAATACTTTGAAATTAATATCCTCACCAATCTTCTTCAATAATCTTGTCCAGAGCCTTTCACCTTTAAATTTTAGAAAACCAATAGATCAGATTACAAATATGATTATAAGAGGTTTGGCAACTTCTAATGTTTCCAAAAGTTTTAAACTCTCAATAAGTTCTGATATATTCATTAAGCATACCCCACTATTAAGTGCATTATTCACCTTATATGCAATTTAGCACTTAATAGTGGGTATAAAACTTATTTTAATATGTTACTTTTCTTGGAGTAGTAGTCTGTTCTGTAAAACCAGTTGAAACAGTTTCTTCTGTCTTTTCACCAACCATTTCCTTGAGTTCATCAAATGACTTATCAAGTACAGCTCCACCAAGTACATTGTAACCATCAAAAGCTGCATTGTTCTTAGGATACTTATCGCTATTATAAACACTAGGGTTAGCAAGCATTATAGAATAAGTTGTCTGGAGTGAACCCTTTTCTCCACTTCTCTTAATCTTAAATACACTATCACTAATGTCACCATACTCAGAGAATAAGTTACTAAGAATGGTTACATAACTTGTAGGTCTTTCCCAAATCTTAGGCTGAGCAACTACATTATTATTATCATCTCTGGTATATTCAAGCAACTTAATATAGAATCTCTGTTGAACAGGAACTCCAGCTGCACACATAGGGCAAGAATCTGGGCTATCCTTAAAAGATTCTCTGAGGCAGTTTACTCTGCGGAATTTCCCCTCGATGGTGGTTTGATGTGTAGTCATAATATCAAACTGGTCAGGGTCATCATAGCAAAATCTTACTACTGCTTCATCACCATCATTCTTAAGGCTGAAATATCCAACTCTTGGACCATCTCCAGATGCAAATGAAGCCTTTGACTGCTTTTCTTCTTGCTGCTTTAAAAATTCTTCTCTACTAATAAATCCCATAATTTAATTACCTTTCTGCCCCTACTTCTCGGCCGGGCCAACCTTTTTCATAAAAATAATATAACATATTTATAATGAATTGTAAACTAAATTATCAAACTCCTCTTTAGTAAGACTTCCTACATCTTTACCAACAGGCATAATAATATCATCTACAAAGCATCTCTTATTTATAAGCTTTTTAAATCTTTCAGCACCTTTCCTACCAGATGCATCATTATCATAGCATAAAATATAATGCATTATATCTAATTTATTTAAAGTGTCCATTTGTTCTTTAGGAGTACCAGCACCTATCATAGCTATAGCTGGTTTACCATATGTCCAACTTAATAAAGCATCAAATTGGCCTTCACAAACAACCACTTCTTTTATATTTTCTTGTACTATATTATACAATAAATATGGAATGCTTTTATCTGCATCTTTATCTATGTAAAACTTTTTACCTTCTGTAGATCTTCTAGTTAAAAAACTTAAATTACCTTTTAAATCTCTTACTGGAAATACTATTGATTTAGATAATGGGTCATACATAATTTGAAACTTTTTTATTATCTCATCAGATAAACCTCTTTTAGTCATATAAGGGTGATAAGACTCAAATTGTTCAAGTATAGACTCATCTAATGTAGTTTTTGTTTCTACTTCATTTAAGTTTATACTTTCAAGATTTAAAGCTGTTTCAGAAAATGCTTCTCCAAAATTAGATATGAGCCATCTTTTACCCCAATCTCCAGATTTATCAAAACAAGCTCCTATAAAATCCCAAAGTTGTCCACTACTTCCACAAGTAAAACAATGCCAAGCACCTAAAGGTAAATCACCTTCTCCTTGATAAACATAGCAACTTGGTCTACTTTCTTTACCATCTTTATGTATAGGACAAGTTACCATTATTTCGTCTGCTTTTTCTTCAATAATCTTAAGCTTGCCATTTATAAGAGATGACTGAACTTTTCTTAAAATATTAATAATTGATTCAGTTATCACATAATTATCTACATAAAGTTCTTTCATTAAAAATATTCTCCTTGAGTATCATAACCTTCATAATACTCATCTTCTGCTTCACTATTATCTTCTCTTATATACTCATACTTACCTTTATCCAAATCAATATTATATTTTAATATTTCTCCTGTACCACCATCTCTACCTTTTCCTATATAAACAGTAAGAATATCATCTTTTCTTGAAAGGAATAATATCAATGTAGCATCTTGAGCTATTCTATCTGAATTTGAAATATTCTGAGTACCTGCAAATTCGCCTTCTTCTATCTTCTCTCTATTTTGCTGAGATACAGATATAATAGGAATATGTTTTTGTGTTTGTAATATTTTTAAATCTTTAGTTATATTAGATGCTTGTTCAAATATTGCTCTACCATTTCTATCATCATCTAACAAACTTAACTGGTCAATAAATAAAATATCGAGATTATATTTTTCTACAAAACTTCTAAGTGCATTTACACCACACTTACCATCAACCATATCTCTGGTCATAACATACAAATTACCAGAATGATTTTCTTTTAAATTTTTCAAATAAGCCATATAATCATTAGCTGCACTAATATTACCATGAACTAACTGCCCATTTGAAATGTGTGACATAAGTGTATCAAATCTATAAGCTACTTTGTTTACAGACATCTCACCAGAAAATAAACCTACTGTTAAACCTTGTTTGACTGCTTCTGCTACAAACTTAGTTAACAACCAAGATTTACCTTCACCAGATCTAGCAGCTATAACTGCTAATTCTTCTTGTCTATCAAAACCACCTATAATATTATCTAATTCTCTAAATCCTGTAGATATATAATACTTACTAAAGTTATTACATTTATCTACATAATCATCATATCTAGAAATATCTTCAAGAATATCAACTGCATCTAACTTTTTACCACTAGATACTTTCTGTGAAGCAGCTAAAAATTTATCAAGTGCTTTATCTGTATTACCAGACATTAATAAATCTTTAACTTGATTAAATGTTGTTACCAGAAAAGTTTGATTTTTCTCTTTATATAATTCTGATAATAAATAATCTGTAGACTCATTTACCTGCAATACCTCAAAATCTGGAAAAGATTTAAGGAAAGTTTCTATATCTGGAGTTTGTCCATACTGTTTATAATGTTCATATAAAAACTTAAACTCTGCAGAAAAATTAGAAAAGAATGAAGCATCTATATTGTTATTAATAATTATAGAGAAATCTCTATGACTTATAATATAATTTAATACCTGTAACTGTACTAGCACCTTCTATGGTCTCCATCTGTTATTTTTTCTATCTGACTATAATTAACTATTCTTGAATACATTTTGCCATTCAAAGTATTTTTTAACTGCTCTGGCAACTGATTAGAAGTAAAAATACAAGATTTTAGATTAGCTGTTCTGTAATCTATCCAATAATACATTGTATTCATATCATACTCAGATAATGTTTTATCTGCAATATCATCAAATATAACCAACTTTGCAGACAATATTGTTTTTTCTATTTTGTTAAGCCTTGATAACATAGACTTATCATTTATAGCTAATTTCTTCTCATTAAGGAAATTATTTACATTTATAAATACTACGGGTGTATCATTTACAAATGCAAACTGACTTACCTTATCAATATATGATTTTGCTATTTTAACAGCCCAAGTTGTCTTACCATTACCTGCAGATCTTGAACATATTAAAAGATTCTTTCCTTCATTTACAAACTGCTTAACATTATCTTGAATATACTTAAGATTCTCAAATGTTTTTAAATCTGCATCAGATGGCTCTAATTTAGTTTCCTGTAAATATCTCTTAGGTATTTGAGAATTATTTATATAAACATCTTTAAGCATTCATTATAACTCCTTTTATATATTATAAATTATTAATGTTATAATGTAAACTAAAATAACACACCTGACCTTTTTGGGTCTATTTCTACTGATACTGAATTAAATATACCTTCTGAAGATTCTGAAGATTCTCGAGTTCTAGCTTCATAAACATAAGTTTCAAATTTATCACCAAATAAAGTTGTTGGCCTTAAAAATTCATTACTCCACATACCATTAGGAAATAACTTAGGTTTTTCTCCCCATTCTTTATATTTACTATCTATTACTGCTTTAAAATCATCTTCTGTAAAACCTTCATTAATATGTTTTCTTATCAGCTTTCTCGTCGCCTCCGTACCAGCTCTAAATTTAGTATTACATATATGATTCAGATAAGTTATAATGGATTCAATTTTATTAACTAATTCTTTTTCTTTAGTATATTTATTAATATTATTGTTATTATTATTTATATTATTATGTAAACTAAGTTTACTATTTGTGTTAACTAAGTTTACATCACTTGTAACTAAGTTTACATCTTCCGTAACTGAGTTTACATCATCAATAACTTTTTTATTAATACTATAAATATTACAAGGGCTGGCTTCATATCTATTTATATAACCCATATCAACCAACTCTTTTAAATTTTTAATTACACCTTGTCTTGTAGAATTAGTCCACTCACATAAATATTCTAAACTACCATTATAATAATTTCCACTTACTTGAGAAAAGCCATATATTATAGCATATATGATTAAATTATTACCTCTTAAGTTTAGTTTACTAACCATTCAACCCTGAATGCTTATATAATTATCATCTCTAATTTTACTCAACATAAACCTCCTTTCTTATTATATACACACACTTCTTTATTTCAGATATAAGTTGTTTATTATTTGACATTTTAATATCTTTTAGTGCTTTTGTAAACTCATCTTTTTTCATATTATAATAAGTATTATAATAACTAAAATTAGCCTCACTTATTTTCTTTATATAACTAGCAATAGTCCTTAAAGTACCCCAATTATTAAAACATATCTGGTCTAATATAAGTATATGTAATGCAGATTTTTGTTTAATTATCTCCATTAAACTAAAGTTGTCAATATCATACTCAGAAGACTCATCTCCTATATCTAATAAACCTTCTGCAGCATCATTAAATTCTTCGTGTGCTTCATCTATACTAAGTGCATTAAAATTAGACTGCCTTTTCTTTGCAGTCACATTAGCCATTACTATGCTTAATTGTCGTTTTAATACAATATGGAATGCTTTATCTGGAGCAGCTGGGTCTAAATATAAACTGCTGTCAGGATTTTCCCAAACTCTTTTTTCAAGCACATAGTTAATAGTATCTATCAGTATATCATAGCATTGCTCAAAAGGAATATGCTTATTACATTTATTGTATATCCTCCCAGCATACCCCCAAGTCCTGCATACAATTCCTGAGTACCAGCTTTCGTAATCATTTTGATTTTCGTGTTCTATGCACTTTAAAAATAATTCATTTATAGAATAAGACTTTCAATTAATAAATTCTGCACTAGCTTTATAACTATTCAAAACATCTTCAAGCATTTTTAACAAACCCTTTACTTTTTGTTTTAATTATAACAAAAAAGAAGTTAGTTGTAAACTAACTTCCTATCTTTTATTTATAATTTTATCTGCTAATTGCTTTATTATTACTTCTATATCTTGTTCATCTGTTTCACATTCAGCATAGGTAGGTTGACTACCCTTTTCAAACTTTTCAAAAATTAATCTGTAAATCATTATATTCCTAATAACTCCTTTAATTCTTCTACTTCAGAAGTAACTTTATTATCTATTATGTAATCAGAAATGGCACGCTTTCTGGTAAGTATAGTTTGTATTCTCTCATCAATAGTATTTTTTGCAATAAGCTTAAACACTGTTACTGATTTGTTAGTACCGATCCGATAACACCGCTCCTCACACTGCTCCTCAAGACTTGCAGTCCAAGTAGAATCTAAAAATATTTCATAACTTGCTCTGTGTAATGTTATTCCAGTACCCATCTTAGATGTAGTACAAAGCATAACCATATGCTCATCATCTTCTTGGAAAACATCTATATTATGAGAAATTTCTTCTTCTGTTTGGTCTCCAGTACAAAGGAAAGGTTTATATTTATTTAATTCATTATAAAGATTATATAAAGGTTCCTTAAAAGTACTGAATATGACTACTTTCTCATTATTGCTTACAATTTCATCAACTAAATCTATGCACCTATCAAGTTTTGTGTTTTTAATATTTGAAGTAGTTAATACTGAAGGACAAGTAGCAGCCTGCCTTAATCTTGTAACCAAACCAAGTAATGAAGTATTTTTTATATTTACTCTATCAGCTTCAACCACAATACCAGCATGAATATCATTATAGAACTTTTCTTGTGTGGCATCCATTTCTATATATTCTGGTATGATAACCTTAGGTGGCAAATTGAGTATACTCTTATCTCGTCTTATAGAACAACTGTTAATTTCTTCTTTTAATAAATCTAAATTCTTATAGCCATCTATTTGATAATGACCAAACTTCTGTGATATTACACAATAAAAGGCTTTAAAATTAGAATAGTTTGATTTTTCATACCCAATAAATTTAAGTGGCACATAAGAATCTATAGGACTATTAATAAGTACTGTTCCTGTTAAACCAAAATGATATTTACCAACCTTAGTAAGTTTTAATAAATTCTTACCTTGTTGAGTGTTAGGTTGTTTACACTTATGTAACTCATCTACTACAACCATATCAAAATTATTTTGACTATTTAATATGGCATCTATAACAAGATTGTCTCTTAAAGATTCTATATTTATAATAATGAAGAAATCATTTAATTTTTGGAACAATTCTTCTGCTCTTTCTTTTACTGTAGCATAAGTTATTTTACCCTTTGAATTTATTTTCTCACCTATAATACGACAACTTTCAGTTGAAAATTTTTCTATTTCCTTTTTCCAATTCTGTTTAAGAGTATTAATGCCACATATTATAAGACAGTGTTCTACACCTTTTTGCTTCTTTAGTTCCTCAGCTGCATAAATGATTTGTAATGTTTTTCCAAGTCCTGGTGGGTCTAAAAGTAATCCAGAACTTCTATTTATGAGCCAATCTATACCTTCAGATTGGTAATCAAAAGCAGGAACTTTATGCTTTATTGTTTGCACAAGTTCTTGACTTTTGTTATCCTTTAATAAATTAAGTTGTATATCATCAAATACAGTAAGTTCATTTATAAGATATGATAACTTACTACAAGGTAATTCCCACTCCTTATTATTCTTATCCCAAATAGCATTATCAGCCATTTTAACTATTTCTACTATTTTAGGATTATAGTTAAATGTTATAAAAAGAGAAGTTTTACCTACTGATTTCTTACTCTGTCTCTCCTGTATCGTTATCAAAAAGGTCTACCTCATCAAGTTTTAATTTAGAAGGTTTTTCAAAAGTGGTAACATAATCATCATCTTCAACAGGATCTGTATTAACTGAAAAAGATAAATTTGCGTGTATACGCATATTAGCACCACAACCATCACAAATATATTCTTCATCAAGGTTCATACCTTTACCTAAAAAGAACTCTATTTTACCAGCTGGGTCTCTAATTACTTCTCCAGGCCTACCAAAAAATTCTTCTGGAATATAAACTTCCGCAGGTAATAGTTCTTCACCACAAATTGGACAAACTATTTTAACTGTATCTTCCATATTGCTCCTTTATTTTTAATATACATAAATTATCCCTATTTATAAATCTTATTATTTTCTCTCTCCCCATGAACAGTAGTCATCTGCATTAACTTCTGTTTCATCATTTATACAAACTAAAGCATCTTTCTTAGGGAGATACCATACATCATTATATGCTTTACAGTACACACAATCTTTACACTTTACTATTGGCTTGGCATCTACTGTAGGCTGTTCATCAATATAGGCTATAATCGTTGCCTTGTCATAAGTATCACTAAATCCATTTTCACAGTTCGGCAGGTCAAGTACATCTTTTATTAATTTATCTGCATCAATTAATCTACCCATCTACTATGCCTCCTATTATTTATTACAATGATATTATAACATAAGAATAAGAATTGTAAACTAAAAAAAGAGCATCATAAGATGCCCTTAATTTATTTAGTTAAATTTTCTTTTCACACACCATTAACTTTAACTCAGATAGATTTAATTCATTTTCAGGTGCCATTTACTTTGTAATATCTACCAGCATTTACATCATTTTTAAGTGCTTTATTAGGAGAAACATTTTTTCACACACCATTTTCTTTTATATAAGTGTTTTTAATTTCTTCTCAACGAGCATATAATATGTGATCTTTAGAGTTATCAATTATATTATTATTAGATTTATTAACGCCATCACCTGAAGGCGTAGTTCACCAGCCTAAAAATTTCCAATATATATCATCTGCATCAGAATAAACCCCTCCAGAAGGAGTATTAGTTATTGTTGGAAATACATAAGCACCATTATAATTACCATCAAATGTTTCTGGTGAACCTGTTGCACCACCTAAATTAAATGTCACTTTTACATCAACACCCACCCACTGAGCTTCAAATGTTACGTCACCATATTTACCACTATCATTAATAAGTGTATCATTAACATTCCAATTACCACTAGCAGTTTTTACTCTTCAGGTATATGATTTAAAATTAGTTCTAGTTAATGCATCTGTTGGCGCAGTTAAAATATCATTTATATTATATGTCTTAGACTTACTAGAATTCCAACTACCGCCATTAGGCAAAAATGTAGCTGTATATGTGTTTATAGTCCATCTCGCATATAATTCAGTATTACTTGTTTTATTTCAAGACCGAACTGATGCTCCAGCTGCAGTATAATATTGTGTACCACCAGAAGTATTATCATAATAACCAGCAAAAGTATAACCAGCCCTCGTAGGAAGTGTTATACTAGGCATAGCACTATCATAAGTAGCTGTCACATTAGTAGTGCCCCCTGTACCACCTTGCAAATTCAATGTTACAGTATATGTATTAGCTTGCCATTTAGCATACCAGGTAGTAGCTGATGATATAGAAGTATTAGATGCTGATATACTACCGGTATTAGCTATTTGTGTGGTACCAGTACCATCTGACTTAGTATTATAACCTTTAAATGTATAGCCTGTTCTGGTAGGCACTGTAATGGAAGTTATAGTATCAGATGCATCTGATTTACTAGACCATTTAACCCCATAATGTTCATATATACTAGTAGTACCTGCAGATGTAGCACTTTGATTATTTAATGTGACAGTATAAATTACAGCTGTTCACCTAGCATACAATGTAGTATTACTTGTTTTATTTCAAGCTCGAGCTGATGCACCAGTAGAAGTATAATACTGTGTGCCACCTGAGGTAGCATCATAATATCCAGCAAATGTATATCCTGTTCTTGTAGGCCGTGTCATAGCTGGCATAGCAGCTGCATAGGTAGCTGTTACACTGTTTGTGCCACCAGTACCATTCTGTTTATTAAGTGTTACAGTATATGTATTAGCAGTCCATTTAGCATATAAAGTAGTATTTGCAGTAAATGTAGTCTTAGTAGCAGATATAGTACCATCAGCCTTAATATATTGGGTACCACCACCATTTTGAGCAGTATAATACCCACCAAATGTGTAACCTGTTCTTGATGGTACAGTAATTTTACTTATAGCAGTAGTACAAGCACTATCAGAATATATACCAGTATTATATTTTTCATAATAAGCTGCACTACCATTACTACCACTCTGTCTATCTAATGTTATGGTATATACATTAGGAGTATAATTTAAATTTCAAGTAACATTTTTATAAGAAAACGCTTCACCATACTGAGACCAAGAAACATATGCTGTGCCACCAGGTGCTACAATTACTGAACCTGCAGAAGTAGTATAATTAGTTTGAGTATAACCAGTTAAACTTTGTGATGGGCAAGAATAGCTTCAAGTAGTGCCATCACCCATAGAGGATCTATAATAATCATAATATGGGTCTATAGTGGACTCTCCCCATACAGTAGTATAATATATATTACCACTACCAGAGAAATTGTAATAAGTACTACCAGCTATAGGAGCTTCTGGCCCTTCAGCAGTTCCTGTTGTGGAACTTTGCGCATAATATCTTCTATTATGTCTTATATAAATATCTTGATATCTATATAATGTATATGTTCAATAACCATCTGTTTCAGGAGCTACAGTGCCTGACTTAAGTTTTGGTACTTTATGGTCTCAAGAACCTCAAGTCCTCGTCCAACTATAAGTATCATACGATCCGGAAGGGAATGTGTAGCCACTGTCAGCATAGCTAGTCATTAATGTGCCATCTATAAAAACACCAACACTCATATAATGCTCCTATTATTATTGTTTATAAACTATATAAATATCCCCATCAACACCCACACTAGAATCCGGATTAGCAGTACCTGATAATATATGCATACCAGCTGTAGGAACGCCATCATTAAAATAAGTTATCTGATTTGCCCCACCAACTGAATAAGGAGTGTTATTTGCATCTGTACCTACTAGTTTCTGAGCATTAACAGCATAATTAACCCAAATATTAGCTGGAGAAGTTTTATTAGAAGCATTTGAGCCGGTACCGCCATTTACTGGCTTTAATACCCCATTATTAAATCTGCTTTCAATTGTATCTACATTAGTATCAAGTTCATCTAATTTATCCGACACACTAACAGACTCACTACCATTTGAATAACCTAAACTTGTAGCATCTATTTTGACCAACTTATCAAGACAAGGTTGGCTATTTTTAAACAGCTGTAAATAATAAGCATCTTCTGGAAAATTATTGGTTGATAAAAACTCAAGCCCTGTGAAATTATTATTGCTATCCAACACAGGAGAGTCATCATTAAAATTAATAAGTCTCCCACTTGCATCTAATCTAATACCTGCAAAAAGGTCTCCAGTTAAAGTTAAATCTGAAGCATCAACTTTAAAATAATACCCATGAATAACAAATTCCAAAAAATCATAATTATTAGATACTGCTCTGGGATTTATTAAATAAGATTCACTATCTGTAACAGATCTCACTATACCAGAAATATTATTTTCTGTAGTAAACTTTGCTCCTGTTTTTACATCAGTAGGTAATACATATGTTCTTAAAGCAGCTGGGAACACAACTACTTGATTTGATTTAGCTGTTGCCATTTTATACCCTCTCTATTTGATTTGAAAGATTAAGAGTCCAATCTATTACTATATTTGTGTTATCGCTTATAACAATCGCCTCAGGAAATACAATTTCTGCATACACCTCTCTATCCGCCAAACTTACAAGTTGTAAAGCTGATATAGTTTTACCAGAAATTAATGTATCAGGCACCAAAAATGTGTATGTCATAGACGCAGAATCTAATGTACCAGCACTTGGTATGCCATCAAGCCCTACAGGTTCAGATACATCGCTATATAATATAGGAGTATTTATTGCTTTTACATTAAATGAAGTATCAGCATATAAATAAATATAGCCTGGCCTATTATTGTAATCATTATAACCTCTAATACAGTTTAGTGTATAAGCAAAAAACTCTTTAGTTCCAGCATTATGACCTTTTATAACATCATATGTTTTTGTGCCATGCTTTAATGTAACAAGTACATTACCAAAATAAGCTCCTGCTTTATCTTTGGTTTTAATCTTCACTTCATTCATTTATATTAAACCTCACTAGATTCATCTATAGTGATAACATTATTGTAGTACAGATTTGTACCTTGATTATCAACACCTTCACTGCTTGTTTCAGGCCATACAGGTTCACCATTTTCATCAATATAATGAACACCATATTTTGGATTCTCATTAGTACCAGCATAAATACCAAGATTTGCTGAAGGAATATTCTTTGTAGTTATTTCTGTGTAACCATATATAGTATCATTAATACCAGAGTCAGTAACTTTATACTCCATAATTCTATATTTTATGCCAGCAGGAAGTATTAATTCTAATAAATCCTCAACTATACCCATTGAAGCTAATTGCATAGGTATAGCTACAATAACATAATTGTTATCAAATGTTATTTCAGGTTTACCTTCAAGCCTGTTTATTCTCAATAAAATTTGAATACAATATTCTATGGCTTCTTTAGTACCTTTCAATCTCATTATGTACTTAAAACAAGACATAGCTGCATCTAAAGCATCAAGACCCCATGCGTGTTTAGGGTGAAAGTTGAGTGTTTTAGCTCTT